CCGCCGAGATTGCCGAGGGACGAGCCGATGCCGCCCAGCCATTGCGCGGTCTTGCTGTTTCCGATTGCGCCCCGCAGGACGCTCCCCGCGCTTTGGTAGCCGGACAACAGCCCCGGCGTTCCCGCCGCCGCGCTCAAAAGTCCTGTGGTTCCCTTGATGCCGTTTCCACCGATCAGACTGGAGATTGCCGCCCCCAGCGTCGTGCGGAAGCCGTTGCTTCCCGATGCGCCCCGGAACGCAGAGAAAAGCCCCGCGCCCGCCGCGCCCGCGCTCTGGCCGCTCTTGAACAGGCCCGCAAGTCCGCCCTTTCCGCCGGAGAAAATAGCCTCCGCCGCCGGGGCGAACTTCATGCCAACAAACGCCGCCGCCATGCCGCCCAGCACACGCACCACCTGTTCGCCGTTGTTGATCAGGTAGTCAAGTCCCTTTTGGATGTACGGCAGCGCCGTGTCCATAGCGCTTCCCAGCTTCTCCGCGCCCCGGCTCGCCAGCGTTCCCAAGCTCTCTGCAAGCTGCGTCAGCTCCGGCATATTCTTTCGGATGCTGTTCAGAAAGTCGATCATGGAGAGATTGAACTGCTTTTTCGCCGGGAGGAACGCATCGCCGATCTCGATTTTCAGCGCCGTCTTGGTGCTTTTCAGCATGGTCTCGATGGCCTCCGGGGTCTGCGATTTGATGTTAAACTCCCGCTCCATGCTTCCCGTGTACAGACTTGGGTCGCTCACCATTTCCAGCGCCTTTCTGTACACATCGAGATTGTTGACGATCTTTGCGCCGCCCTCAATGGCCCATTGGCCGAACAGGGTGGACAGCGCCGCTACCTGTCGCTCCTGCGGCAGATCGTTGATGGCCTTGAAGATAGTATCCAGCGTTCCTACGCTGTCCTCCTGCATGGCCTTGGCGACCCACTCCGCGCTCATGCCCAGCTCCTCGAACTGTTCTTTCTGGGCTTTCGTCGCACTTGCGCCCTTGCTCAAATTCACGATCATGCGCTTGATGCTGGTGCCGACGCGATCAGTCGATACGCCCGTTGCCAGCATGGCATCCGCCAGCGCCGCCGTTGTGGCCGCGCTCACGCCGCCCACTTGGCCGAGGCTTGCCGCCGAATTGACCGCCTCCGCGATCTCCGCCGCCGTGGTCGCGCTGTTTGCGCCCAGATAATTGATCTGGTCAAAGAGCACCATGACCTCCTCGTGGGTCATTTTTAGCGATTGCTCCCACTTGGCAGCCCAGTTGCCCGCCTGATCGGCGCTGATGTCCATGGCCGCGCCGGTCATGGCAATGTCCCGCAGGAAGCCGGTAACATTGCCGGAAGCATCGACCTTGATCAAATCCTCCATGGCTTTGCCGGACTGTCCCGCCGCAGCGGCGAGGCGTGTCAAATCCTCCTGCGTATAGGGGATTTGTGTGCTTAAATCCTTGATCGCGTCCTTCATGGCTTCGTAGTTCTGCGCGTAGGTCTTGCCGTTATCCGCCACCTTGTCACTGATCTTTCCGGTAGCATCTGCCAGACCGTCCACATACTTGACCACATCCGCCATGTAGTTTTCAAACTTCGCCGCTTCCTTGGTGCAGCTTGCGATGGTTGCCACAGTCGCCGTTGCCAGCGTCCCCATGGCCGCAAGTCCCGCCGTTCCTATGGAGCTGATGCTGCGGGCAAAGCTGCTGATCTGGCTCTGGCTCCCGTTCAGCGCCGCCATCAGGCTTTTGTCCATCTTACCGGCGATCTTGATGCTTAACTCTAATGTTTTATTGTTCGCCATTCCTCCGCCACCTCGCTATTCAGCTCAATAAAGTCCCGGACAGGCATTTTCAGATAGAAGTCCACGCCCGTCCGTGTCACCGAGGACAGCCGGATAGCCGCTTTCCGCAGGGCCTTGGCTCCGCCCTTTATCCGAAAAAATCCGCGTCGTTCACCGCGTTTTTCAGTTTCAGCAGCTCATACAGAGGCAGCGTGGTAAAGAACTCCTCCGGGATACCCGTCGCCATGGCGGCGATCACGCAGGAGTACAGATAGTTGGTGCTGTTCTCCGTCACCACAAAGCCTTCGCGGGCCATGCGGTTCTCCGCCTCGCTCTCGTTCAGCGTGTTCAGGTCTGCCACGCCGTTCAGGTCGATGTCCCGGTACTCCTTGCCCTTGTAATGGCGCGGCTGCTCCAGATGCATCACATGGTTTTCTGTTCTGCTCTCCACGTTCAGGTGTCTGCGCACCGCACCTGCCACGCGCTTGAAAGCGCCGCGAGGCATCAGCTTGAAAAACTCAATGGGCATCCCGGTTGCCTTGACCGCCATGGCGCGGGCAAATGCTGTTGTGGTCTCGCACAGCACCGAGGCCGCCGCCTCGCCCTCGCCGAAAAGCTGCCGCTGCACGTCGATAGCGTCCTGCACGGTCAGCTTCTCCAGCCCCGTCAGGTCGATCTCTCCGTACTCCTTGCCCTCGAACACGTAGGGCTTTGCCAGCTCCACGATGTTCTCGCTCTTTTTTGTCCCCTCGTTTGCGGTCTCCGCCGCCGTGATCTTGTCCTCTGCCATTGGTGTTCGCTCCTTTCAGCGTCGTTTCGTTGTGTGAAAACACGGCCCGCCCCCGTTTGCGCAGGGACAGGCCGTATTGTTTTTCGCCCGTTAGATCAGGCTGTTCACGCCCGCCAGCATATCCGTGCCGTTGACCTTGTAGATGCCGTTGAGCTTGTCAACCTCCAAGAGCTGCTGGCCGTCCACCTCGATCATCAGGTAGGTCAGCTCCAGCGTCACGGTGGCCTCCATGGCCTCGCCCTTTTCCACCTTGCCGGGGTTGAACTTCTTCACGCGCCCGATCTCCACCACGCGCAGGCCCTTGAAGTTGTAGCCGCCCTGCTTGTCGTAGACCTGCTGCGAGGCTCGCAGCGTCAGGTTCACCGTGGACAGGGGAGAGAGCATATCCATGGCGGAGCTGTAGAGCGTGTTGAACTGGATTTCCTGCTCCATGCTCTCAAACTGGCCGATGGTGGGACTGTCCAGCTCGCCGTTCACGCCCACACCGGAAACGGTGCTGGTTTTCATGTTGACCTCCGGCAGCGTCACCGACGTGGCCACGCCGATCATTTTCGTGCCGTCCAGATAGGCGTTATACTCGTTGATCTTCTCCGGGATATAGTTGTTGGAAATCATCTTCTTTTCCCTCCCTTATCAGTTCAGCGCAGCAGAAAGAGCGTCGGGGTCAAACTCGATGATGTCCTCGATGTCCTCCGCAGGGGTGAACGGGGTGATGTACTGGTGGAACGTGATCTTGCCGTCCAGCAGGTCAGCGGTGGTGTTCTCGTCCTCGTTGAACGTGATCTCATAGCGGGCGCACACGCCGCGAGCCACAAAGCCGTTGCCGCGCACGTTCTCGCTGTCCACAATGGCCTCGATCAGCCGCTTGTTGGCGGGGCTGTCCACTTTCTGGAAGTAGGTCAGGATAAACGTGTTGGCCGCCCACGTCAGGAAGCGGCGGACGCTGAACCAGCGGTCTTTCGGGTCGCTGATGCCGGGGTAGGCCGCCGTGTTGTTGCCCCACAGGCGGAAGCCGTTCATGTTCAGCCACGTCGCCACGCCGAAGCTGTTCACGGTGTTGGCCTGCTCCTGATCAAGCACCACCTCCGTGCCATCTTCAAGGCAGGCGGCAGAAACGGCGATGGTCTTGTTGCTGGGGCTGACGTTTGGTGTGTCGTCGTTCTGCGCGTCGGTGTAGGCCGTCAGCGCCGCCGCCAGTGCGCTGCCGCTGTACACCGTGTTGCCCACCTTGGCAAATGGCCACACCGCATAGGCGTTGGGGTCGCTCACCGCCTGCGCCTCCTTGGTGGTCTTTACGGCGGTGTACTTGGTCGCGCCGGTGTTGCTGCAGTCGATGTCCACAACGCACACCGCGCCGAACACGCTGTTGATGCTCTTGGTCTTTGCCTGCAAGGCTGCCGCCACCGTCGCGTCCTTGCTGAAACGCGGGGCCAGCAGGATGCCGGGTGTCATGGACAGCTTCGGGTAGACCTGACGTACCACCTCAAGGCCGGTCTCCTTGCCGGTGGAGTTGTCCACACCGCCCACGATGTCTGCCGCCGTCACCTTGCTGGGGTCGATCTTGTTGCCGGTCACGGTCAGGCTCGTTGCTTCCTTACCCGCTCCGGTGGAAAGCACCACGATATTCAGCGTACCGTCGTCGTTCCATGTGGTGGTGTAGTCCGTGCCTGCGGTCAGCGTGTTGGAACCGCTCTTGACGGTCAGCCCCTCCAGCAGAACGCCCGTTTCCTCCAGCACCGCCACGCCGTCGTTCACCTGAATGGTGCCGCCGGTGATGGCGACCTTGTGCTTGGCCGGGTCAAGCACGTTGATCAGCACCATGGGCGCGATACCCACAACGCTGAAATTCGCGCTGATGCACTCGCAGAGGGTGTAGCTGGCGAAGTCAGGCAAATAGCCCACCGCCTCCACGGCCTCCTTATAGCTGTTCACCAGCAACGGCACGTTGACTGCCGCCGCCGGGTCTTTGAGCATATTCACCGGGGCGGTGCCTACGATCACCTGCAAGCCCGCCGTGCCGGTAATGGGCGCGACCATGCTGGTTGCAACCTCGCTCGTGTATACGCCGTGTTTGTATGCCATAGTCTTTCTTCCTCCTTACAGTTCGGATTTGATCTTGCCGTACAGAATGGCCTCCGCCGTTCCTGCGGTCTCCAGCCGCTTTCTCGTCTCGGCAAAGTGCTTCACGTCCACCACCAGCGCCCCGGCCTCCGGGTGAATGGCGATGAACGCCTCCAGCGCCTCCGGGATGCCGCCGCGAAACACCGTGTACTGCTTGGCAACGCCGCGCACCGTGGGGCCGCAGTAAACCCGCGTCACGTCTGCTTTCTCCCGCTCCGTGGCCGCAGTCTCGGCAGCAGTCTCCGCCTCCGGGATGGTCGCCTCGCTCACAGCGGCATCCGCCGCCAGCTTATCGCTTCTCTTACTCATACCAGCTCCTCCATTTCTGTGTCCTGTGTCATGGCCGGTGCGGTGCAGGTCAGCGAACACGCCCCGAAGTAGTACGGGTAGGTGTCGTCCTGCTGCATGGCCCACGCGATGGGCTTCAGCACAGTGAATGCCCCGCCGAAATACGGCTTGGTGCATAACCGTTGCACGATGTCCTCCTTGATGTTGGCAACATCCTGATAGCCCTCTCGCTCCTTGCCCTCGTCGTAGGCGCACACGATCAGGCTGAACTCAACCGCCTGCGGCCCGTCGTCGTTCTTGATCTCGCCTCCGGTCATGCGCACAACGATGTACGGGGCCGCCGCCGCGTCCGTGTCCACATCCGCGTCATAGTCCTCCGGCACCGGCAAATCCTGCTTGAAGATTTTCAGCTCCTTGCGGCTCTGCTGGCCGTTGTACTTCTTTCCGGCGAAAAGCTCCTCCAGCGTTTCGATCAGCGCGTCTTGGCAGAGCTGGGGAGTTCGCCCGATGCCTGCGGCCCTCACTGCGTCCATATAGTTCTTCATGGCTTACTTCCTCCTCGCCGCTCGCGCCAGCACCCGCTCGGTCTGCTCCATCAGGCGGTCTTGCAGATACTCGGACACCTCCGGCTCCACCATCGGCCATACGGTAGAGTGCATCGCCGAGGCCGACGGGCTTCCCATTGTCACCAACTTTTCCACCTTGCCGTCCTTGTTTCGCCACCTTGGGCGGCCCCGCTCCGTGACCGTGTGGCTGGAGCTGGAGCCGATCTGTCGCTGCACCATGCCGATGTGTCCGCTCTTGAACTGCACGAGAAAGCCCTTGCTCATGTTGGCATTGCCTGTCAGCGCCGCCATGGACGAGGCTTTCAGAACACGGGCTTTCACATACTTTGGTGCGTGGTGCAAAACCTCGCGCCCGGTAAAGCGCTCCGTCGGCCTGTGCTGGAAATAACCGAGATCGTTGCGCATCTTTGCGATGTGCAGCTCTGCGCTCAAACTGGTGTTGCTGGCCTTTTTCCGTTGCACAAGGTCTTTCAGGTGCCGCCTGCCCGCCGCGTTCACGGCGTACCGCGCCTTTGCCTTTGCGATCATCAGCTTGCGGGCCTGCCGTGCCGTGGCGTTGATGGCTACCTTGGCCGCCGCCGGGGTCTTTTTCTTCAAATCGCCCAGCGCCGCCGCCACGGTGTCCAGCCCGTCCACTTCGATGGTCAGGTTCCCTGCGTCATAGGTTACTCTGCTCATTGCCGCGTCCTTTCCATGGAAATGCGGTACACGCCCGCCTCCTCCTCGCAGTTGAGGATGGTGTACGACCGCTGCCGGTTCGTCCCTTTGTCCAGAACAAGGTGCTTGCCCACTTTCGGCTTTGGCCCGTAGTCGCTCACGCGGATATACAGCACCGTGTAGGCCGTATACAGTCCCGTGTCGAAGTTCTGCTTGGCTCCCGCCTCCCAATGGGCGCTATGCTCTTTGAGCCGCTGATCGTCCACGATCACCAGCGCGTCCTTGCCGTCAACCGTGTGCCAGTCCGCGTGTTCGTCCTGCTCAAAGAAAGCCGCGTCGATGTCCGCTGTGGCGCAGTCCTTAAAGGTGAGCGGAGGGGTAGCCCCCTCCGCTCCGCTGTATTCCTGCTTTAGCTC